ATTGCATCTGTTATGGCAGGAGCAGAAGCATACGTTGGAGTTTGGCGTGATTTGACTACAAGAGGTATTAATTTTGGTAACGAACTTGATACAATGTCAATCACAGCAGGAAGAGCAAATTTACGTCTAGAAGATTTAGCTACTTTAGCAGGAGAAAACGCACAAGTATTTGCACAACTTGGTAATACAGCTAATCAAGGCATTAACACATTTTTAGCAAGACAGGGTGTTTTTTTACAAGCTACTAACGGTGATTTTTTAGCATTACGAAAAAGATTAGAATTGCTTGGTATGACAACTGATACTATAAATGAAAGATTCCTACAGTATGATGCTATCGCTAATGTTAATAATATAAGAACCAATAGAAATGATAGGATAAGAAATATGCGGGCCGCAGAGTTTGCAGAAGAAATGGATAAACTATCAAGGTTAACTGGAGAACAAGCTGACGCTCTTGCAGCGGAAAGAGCAGATATAAGCCGTCAAGGAAATATTTTTGCGTTTGCACAATCTGTTGACGAGCAAGTTAGAGACGAAGTTGCAGGAACAGTACAACGACTAGGAAAAATGGGCGGTACAATAGGAAATCTTGCTACTGATATTATTACTAGAGGATTTCCAAATCCAGATGACCCGGCAGTAATGGCACTTCATAGTTTTGCACCAGAATTAGTTCAAACACTGCACGGTATTAGAGCAGCCGCACAAGCAGGAAACGAAGCTGAAGCAAAACGCTTACAAGATGTTGCAGTACAACAGGCAGCCGCTTTAAGAACTAATACAGATGTTTTAAACATGGCTATTCTTGGCGGAGTAAATGAATATACACAAGGTTTAATGAACATAGTAGGAGATTTAAACAAGTCAGCAGAAGCATTAACAACAGATGAATTAATTGAAAAATTTAAACAACAAAATCCAGGACAAGAAGCAACTGCTGATGCACTTGCAAAATTTAGAAATGAATTGATAAAAGCTGAAAAAGATATGCAGTTAACTCCGGGAACTACTGGAGGCGAAAAGGCACTTAATGCATATATAGATGGTTTAAGAACGCTTCAATTTACTGCGGCAACCTTGCAAACAGAAACACTTAGAAGAATTTTTACAAACATAGGCGATATATCAGAGTTAGTTGCAAAACAAGTAGAAGGAGTAGACGTTAGTGAAATGGTCAAAATGGCTATTAACACAAGTGAAGGTGCATTAATGAATCTAGCTCCTACTATAGGAATGAGTGACGAAGAAAAAGAGTTGTTTATTGCACAAAGAAATGCTATTATAAAAGCAAATGAATTAGAATTAGCTGCAGAATCAGCATTAGCCAACAACAATAAAGATGAATCCGACAAATTAACACAGCAAGCACAGGAACTATTAAAAGCAGTAGATTTACCAGATACAACTGCGTCAGCTATTAAAGAATTAATAAGCAGTGCAAATCAAAGTATTGCAAGTGCTATAGAAGCAAATCTTGTTACACTAAATGAAGAAAATGTTATTATAGACGGCGAGATGAACGATGAGATTATTAAAAGAATTATAGAACAGCTAAAAAATAAAAATGTGTTTAGCACAGGAACAATGGGTGCAACAGGACAACTATTTAAGAATTTTGGAAAAGAAACTTTTGCAGCATTGCATGGTATAGAAGCAGTTGTTACTCCTAGTCAGATGCAAGATATAGTAAGAAATAGTGCAATGGGGGCTCTACAAGCGGCCCAAGCATCGTATGCCGATCAAGGAGTTGCCAATAACGGAACCGCAATGTTAAATGGAATGTTAAATACAATTAAGACAACTATCGGAGATGGTGGTGCAAATAACAATCAGGCAAATGCTTCTTTAGAAGCTCTAAAGACTGCTATAATGAATTTACCTGGTAACATGCGAGGACCTATGGAAGAAGCATTAAATAACACACTTTCACAACCATTAACACAACTAGTTGATACAAGTAAACAAAACGTAGATATGAGCGATAGAATAAGAAAAGGTTTTACTACGCTATCCGGTGACTACATGAGAGGAGCGTAGAATGAGTTGGAAAAAATATTTTACACCTGTTAAGACGGGAGATAATCCAAACGGAGTATACAGTCCTATTGCTGGCAGAGCCAGTTCAGGATTAGCAGGTCCTGCACGGTCAAACTATTCGTCATATCTTCCAGATGTGTATGTAGGTTCACCTAATCGTGTTGAACGTTACGGTCAATACAACACTATGGATAACGACAGTGAAGTTAATGCGGCACTTGATATTCTTGCAGAATTTTGCTCACAAATAAATGACGAAAACGGAACTAATTTCAAATTTAATTTCTTTAAGAGTGCTACAAATTCTGAAGTAACTATTCTTGGACAATATTTAAAACAGTGGTGTAAAATACAAAAATTTGAAACACGAATGTTTAGAATTTTCCGTAATGTTTTCAAATACGGCGATGGTATTTTTATAAGAGATCCAGAAACAAACAAATGGTATCATATAGATCCTGCAAAACTTACACGTATTATTGTTAACGAATCAGAAGGTAAAATACCTGAACAATATATTATAAAAGATTTTAATTTAAATTGTAAAAATTTAGTTGCTACTACACCTTTCCAAACATCGGGTAACATTACAGGCGGAGGCAATCCTAATACTGGATATTTCACTGGTAGTGGTAGAGGAATGGTTGGTAATCCGCAACAACAAGCCGGTTCAAGATTTAATATAGAAGATGGTGAAACAGCAATTGATGCAAAACATATTATACACCTTAGTTTAAGTGAAGGACTTGACCAAAACTTTCCATTTGGTAATTCATTACTTGAAAGTATTTTTAAAGTATACAAACAAAAAGAATTATTAGAAGATGCAATTATTATTTACAGAGTGCAGAGAGCACCTGAAAGAAGAGTTTTCTACGTTGATGTGGGTAACATGCCATCGCACTTAGCGATGCAATTTGTAGAACGTGTTAAGACGGAAATACATCAAAGACGTATCCCATCGTCAACAGGGGGCGGCCAGAATGTCATAGACTCATCATACAATCCTCTATCAATCAACGAAGATTACTTTTTCCCACAGACAGCTGAAGGCCGCGGCTCAAAAGTTGAAACACTACCAGGAGGAACTAACCTAGGAGAGATTGATGATCTTAGATACTTTACTAATAAGCTCGTACGCGGCTTACGAATTCCTTCCAGCTATTTGCCTACGGGTGCTGATGACGGAGCAACTTCATTCCAGGATGGAAGAGTTGGAACTGCATACATTCAAGAGTTAAGATTTAATAATTATTGCGAACGACTACAAGGATTGATTATTGAAGAATTTAATCAAGACTTTAAGAGGTACTTGTTAGACAAAGGTGTAAATGTTGATACATCAATGTTTGACCTTGAGTTCCAAGAACCACAAAACTTTGCTGCATATAGACAAAGTGAACTTGATAATGCAAGAGTACCTACATTTACACAAATGAGTGCTATCCCATATATGTCAAATCGTTTTGCACTTAAACGTTTCTTAGGAATGAGTGACGAAGAAATAGCAGAAAATGAACGTATGTGGAGAGAAGAAAATGACGAAGCTCTTGGTGCACCACAAACTGATAGTGCAGGAGAGATGAGATCAACTGGTATTAGTTCAGCAGGAATGGCAACTGACATGGGAGACATGGAAGATGTTGGCGGAGATGAACCTGCTCCTGAAGATGGCGGCACAGATACTCCGCCAGAAACTGCTACTACACAAGATGTTGGAGCAGGAGCAACAGCACCAGCAGGCGATCAGACAATATAAAGTATAAATAATACTATGATACTAAGAGAACTTTTTTATTACGACAAAGAAACATTTGAAATGTCCGACGATGACTCATACGAGCCAGAGTTTGATACTTCTATTCTTAAAAGTTCTGACACACGTAAAACACGACTTACCTTACGCCAAATAAACCGTTCACGTAAAGCATCTGAACTACATACTAAAGAACAAGCTAATGAGCTTGAATTTGTAAGACAGATGTATGGACTAGCTTCGCAAGCGGCTATGTCCGGTGACGGTATTTAATGAACAGGGCATTTGTACTAGGAAACGGCACAAGTAGAAAAAATTTAGATTTAGAAAAACTTAAATCTAAAGGCAAGATCTACGGCTGTAATGCACTATACAGAGAATTCACTCCAGATTATCTAATTGCTGTAGATGTAAAAATGATTTTGGAAATAAATCAATACAAATGGCAATACGATAACATAGTATATACTAATCCAAACAAAGCATACAACAAAATGAGACATCTAAACTTCTTCAATCCTTCAAAAGGTTGGAGCAGTGGTCCCACGGCATTATGGTTAGCAAGTCAGCACAAATATGATGAGATATACATTATAGGATTTGATTTTCAAGGACTTGACAACGGAAAAGTATTAAACAACTTATATGCTGATACTAGGAACTATAAAAAAGCAAATGAACGTGCTACATATTTTGGTAATTGGCTTAGACAAACAAGAACAGTACTAATAGAAAATCCAAAAATAAAGTACTTTAGGGTTATACAGCCAGATAATTTTTGTCCACCGGAACTAAATACTGTTGATAATTTAAAAACAATATCATATGACATTTTTTACAAAAATATGTAAAAACGACCCAATTTTTCTAAAATGGCTCGTTTTGAGCCTATATCTACGTATATTTTCTCCCTAATACTAAATAATAATG